GAGGTATAAAATGGACGACTCTAAAACCGTTAGATCGGACGATATACAAGTAATTGATCCACTATATTCTAAACAAAAAGAGGACGTCGCAACTATGCGTGCGTCCTTATTGGCATGTAGCCCTAACAATCCTATTACAGTGCGTAAAGCCATTCAGAATATAACAGTTATGAGAGTGTATCATCAGATAAATAGAATAATCCGATATACTGAAATGATGGATAAGATTGAAGATAAGTTGTATGAGTCAATAGAGTGCTCTTTAAACAACATGGATGCATCTAGACCAACAACTTGGATGCAGTTATTGAAAATACAGGAGCAGCTTCAAAAGTCTATGATAGAAAGTCACAAGTTGCTTCAGCCTTACTTAGATATTGAGCAGCTCGCTTTCTTAGAGGTAATAGATCAGCCCGAAGATGCCTCTCCTCAATCTTATTCTACTATGATAATGGGGCAAGATGCAAGAGATAAAGTAAGGACAAGTGCTCAAGCAGTTTTACAAGCTATTACAGGCAATACTAATACAGCTGAGCCGAGTGAAGGTGATAAAGATGAAACCAACAATTGAGTACGAAGGTGTAGCTGATAGAATTCAAAGTGTATATACTAGCTGCTCTAAATCTGAACAGCAGATGCTTATTGAAATATTACAAGAGATGAGTATACATGGATATTCCCAGACACTTGAGCAGCTATGGTTAGCTGATTTCAAAGAAGTCCCAGTTTCTATTGATGAATTCATATGTAATCCTTTATATCTAGGAGAGACAAACAGACAAGGAGACGCTGTATATCCGTTCTGGAGAGAAACATTGAGGACAATATTCAACAATGGCAACAAGTACAACGAAATTGTACTTAGCGGCGCTACTAGAATTGGCAAGACATCTACAGCTGTAATCATAGGGGCTTACATGCTTTATAGACTTATGCTGTATAGAAATCCGCATGAGTATTTTAAGAAGAAACAAGTATCTAAGATGTACATAGCATTTGCTAATCTTACTAGAGAGCTCGCTGCAGGTGTTGCTTATCGAGAATTCAATGATACACTGAAAGAAAGTCCATGGTTCGACCAACATGGAAGATTTTCTAGAAGTGATAGAAATTTCTATTACATTCCAGAAGGAGATAAGATAGAAATCATAGCCGGTTCTGATGCTGCTCATATGCTTGGATTACAGGTCTGGTTCGCTATAATGGATGAGACAAACTTCGCTAAGGCAGGTGTAAAGGATATCAATCTTGCTAAAGCTCACATGAAGCACTTGTATGACACAATCAATGCCCGTATTTCTGGTACATTCAGGTTACACGGTGAAGTATATGGAAAGTTAGTTACATCATCTTCTAAGAACACTGATTCAGATTTCTTGTCAGATCACATAGAAACACAGTTGAATGCAGGTAACAGTCATATGTTATTGATAGACGAGCCTCAGTGGAAGATACTGCCACCTTCAATGTTCAGTGAAGAAAAGTTTCACTTTACTGTAGGAGATAGATACAAGCGAGGATTTGTAGTTCCTACAGAACATGAAGATGAAGAGCATTTACAAGAGTATGAAAGGCAAGGATATAAAGTAGTTGAAGCTCCTCTTGAGTTAAGGCGTAATTTCGTTGCTGATTATGATATAGCCTTAAGAGATATTGCAGGAATTTCTGTAGCAGGAGCAATGGGCTTCATTACACAAGAAGCAATTACACCTAATGTGTCTCAAGAAAGGGCCAATCCATTCTTTACAGATACTATTCAAGTAGGTTCAAAGGACAACGCGACTGTAGAAGAATATTTCCACATAGAAGTAGTTCCGCATAAATTGAAGAATTGCTCGATGAACATTCATCTCGACTTAGCAGAAGTGAATGACCGAGCTGGTATATCAGGTTCGGTGATTGACGGCAGTAAAGTAGTAGAGGATTTTGAAGGCAGGAAAGTAGTACAGCCATTCTTCCGACAAATCTTTCAGATTGGTGTAGAAGCGCCTAGAGGAGATAGAATTTCGTTCCAGAAGATAGTCAATTTTATTGTATGGTTGAGGCGAGTAGGATTTCACATCGGAACAATATCTACTGACCAGTACCAATCATCTTATCTGAGAGAAATACTTACTCAGCAAGGATTTACTACAGAGAAGATTTCAGTTGATGCATCTGATGAGCCTTACATCGGTCTTAGAAATGTTTTGAATGACCAGAGAATAGAACTTGTAAAACATCAGCTGCAGGAAGACGAGATGGTTAAGTTGCAGAGAGTGAACAATCGTGTAGACCATCCGCCTAATGGAAGTAAGGACTGCTCCGATGCGTTGTGTGGATGTATATGGACACTCATAAAATCTGCACCAGTGAATACACCACCACCAACTAAAGTAACTTCAGCAATTGCAGCAGTCAACGGAATGCGAGGGGTAAACGGAAATAAGGGTACTCCATCTGCATTATCTGCAATAAACAACTTACGACGATATTGATAAGCGTACTCACTAACATAACAAGCAGAGTAGCTTTTACAATATAAAATAAATTAAAGAAAAGAGGTAATCATTATGTTTGCAAAAACCTTCTGCAAACCAGGAGCTTTCTTATGTGTAGTTCCAGTAGGTTTGCGTACAACACTTCAGTACAATGCTAAGGGCTTACTTGAGAAAGTATTTGTAGGTTACGGAGACACAAAAGTAAATGTATCTGCTGACTTGCTTGAGGTATTGAAAGCTAATAAAGCAATTGTACCATTAACTATTCCTACAAAGGGTGGTACTACTTGGGTAGAAGGAGTATTATATACAGACAAGGAATTCTTTGACGAGGGAACATTGCCTATGTGCGTAGAGCCTTCCATCATTGAAGATATGAAAGCAGATGCATCTAACTATAGATTTTATGCAGGGCATGTAGATAGTTTAGCTGCTTCATTTAGATCCATGTTAGCCATTCGAAATTGGCTGAGTATGTCTAACTTTACGATGTTACCAGGATGGCTTATTCCAAGTCAAATAACCACCGAATCGTTTGTCAAACTGGTAGATACACCTAAGTATCCATTTAAGTTCCCTCTTATCTCTGGATACATGATATATGAAGGTCCTGAATTCAGATATCACCCATTGAACTTAACTCAGATAGTTGCTACTAAAGTGTCTAAGCACAATGATATAAACGGATATATCAAAGGAACAATTCATACTAGTGATAGCTCTTCTGATGTTACAGTTCAATATACAGATATTATAAAGTTCAATATAAACGCAAAGTCTTCGGTAGTTAGAACCTCTAGCGGAAAGATCATATATTCTACTTGCACTGATGGTAAGCACAGAGAGCGTCGCAGTAATAAGTTAACCTGCAGTGTATGCGGAAAGCAATTCATCGCTCCTTTATCAGGCCCTGTACGCTGTGATGACGAGCATTGTAGATCTAAGATGTATGTAGATGTATGTCATTTCTTAACTACACTTCATTTGCCTGAGATGTCAGAGGATAGATTTACTGAGTTAATATCTGCTAATGAACTCATCTGCTTAACTGACATCTTGCTGCTGCCTGAATATAAAGAATTAAATATTGAGACTACATTAGATAAATTGATTGAAGCTGTAGTGCCAGTAGAAGTATGCTCAGATAGTACAGTATTTACTATGTTTACTAACAGATGCAACAGTTCGTTGCAGACATTAAAGTATTACATGGACAATCCTCAAAAGCTTGTAACTGATCTGAATATCAGTTCGCTGTTCGTGAAGAAGTTCATTGAGTGGCTATCAGACGGATATAATGTCACTACTATAGAGACATTAGTAGAGTCTGGCCAGATAAAATTGGCAGCTACAAGCAAGAAATTCAAAGGTGCTCCGATATTCAGAGACAAGACAATACTTATTACAGGAAAGTTCAGACACGGAGATATGCGAGAAATAATGTCTATTTTAGAGAGCTACGAAGCTAAGGTAGTTACTCAGTTTGATTCTTCAGTTAACTGTGTAGTAGTAGGTCAGACAAAGGAAAATATTGATGGAAAAGTCATACAGTTAGCTAAGGCTAACAACTTGCCGATGTTCGATGAGTTAGAGTTCTTCCAAAAGTATGATATTGATTCAGACATATCTGCTAACCTTCTATAGCTTCATGATGGAGGTAGTTAACTATGGGAAAATGGTATGATAAAATATTTAAAGATGACAAATCTAATAAGCGTAAACCTTCGTGGATAAGGCAACTTATATCGGGTACAATGTACAAAGTGTCAGATCTGAGAGGGGATACAAGCTTAAAAGACATTCAGACACAGATTGATACAATGAGAGCACTTGCGAGAGATTCTCAGATAAGTACAGCGCTTTCTTATTATGCTACAGATGCCACAACTACTAACAGTAGTGGTCAAATAATATGGGCAACCGCTTTAGATAAGAACAACAAGGAAGTAGCAGATATCATCAATCAGCTATTTAAGCGATGGAAAGTGAACACATATGCAAGAGATCATATACTAGAATTAGCTACAATCGGGAACTTGTATATGCCTACTACCGACTTATACAAGGAAGTTGGTAATGACAGCAATAGAGTCAAAGTAGCTATCGATAACAATACTATTGCTGATAAAACTTATGATATAGTGCCGTCTTACAAGATACCTCCAGAAGATATAATTCATCTATGGTATCAGGGCGAGCCTCAAGGATATGTGATGCAGCCTTCCGATGATATTTCCTCGACTCAAGTAGTAATACTTCCTGAATCTTCTGTAGTTCATTTTTCTTTAGGCGGATTGCTAGGTGACTATACTATAAATGCTCGTACTAAAGACAACGAAGAAATTACTTATGACATACAGTTTGCACAGCCTCTTATGGACAGAGCAGTTCAGCCTACTCAAACATTAAGTCTATTAGAAGATGCAATGTTGTTATCTTCGTTAGTTAGAGTAGTTAAGTTCATAAATGTAGATTGTGGTAATAGTACAGAAGAAGAAGAGATACGTGAGGCTCTTATGCAGGTTAAAGATGCAATAGAGCAACAATTGTCATTGAATACTTCTACAGGAGACGCTCAGAGTTATGTCAATCCTCAAAGCCCTAACAATCTCATTTACTTGCCAAAGATAAATGGACAAGATCCAATATCTGTAACAGATCTGAACATGACACAAGCTAATGAGACAGAGAATAAACTTCTCGAGCATTATCAGGACAAGAAGTTATCCGTTCTCGGTGTACCTAAGGAAGCGATGAACTTTTCTTCTGCCGAAGGGCTTGGCAACGCAGGTAGTGTAATGTCACAAAGATCAGCATTGTATGCAAATGCTCTTGCTAGACTAGAGACCGCTTATATTGCTGGATGGACGGATGCTATCAACAAGTACTTTGCTGCTAGGGGAATGTCTGGATTCATTGACAAGTACGAACTTCACATGAATCCGATAGTAACTGAGCTCAGTGCTATGCAGTTTGATAAGAGAGACGCAGTGCTAGGCCAGGCTCAGTTAGTGGTAGATATACTCAAGGCATTGGGCATAGAGGATAAGAAAGAATATAGAGAAGCATTAACTGAAATCCTTTCAGAAGTATTGCCTAAGACCGGTGCTGCAGTCAATAGCTGGGATATAGAAGTTAATCCACAAAGTGAAGAAGGAGGAAGCGGAGATGCGTTCTAGTAATGAGTTAGTTCAGCTTTTCTTTCATGATCTAAAACAGTACAACGCTACTAATTTTAAGACAATCGCAAAGGCTGATTTATCTAAAAATGATGCAACTGTCCATAAAGCATTCAGCTCAGTTGTGACACGTTACTTCATATTTAAAGAAAGACATCCAGAGATTACTGAAGTAGAGCATAACATTCTTTACTTCAAACTCAAGCTTGATCTGATCGCTAGATATTTCACAGATTATCCTGATACTAGTACAGATAATCTGATTGCTTTCCAGATTGAGTTAAGGAACTATATTAAAGATTCTGAAGACAAGGGAGGGCAAGCAGATGCAGAGAATGCCTCTTAGATACAACATATCTTCATGGACACAGTTACCTCAATGTCAGTCTAACAATAGTTTATCATTGAGTTTGCATGTATCCCAGATATTACATGACCATAGACTTAATGGGACTGTGATACGAGTAGAGCATACAGATTTCGGAACTTTATTTGCTTGTTTAGTAGACGGAGGCGGCCCATTGCTGTCTCTCGATGCTACTAATCATATTCGTGAATTCAGCACATCTGAAATACTTGCAGAGCTTAGAAAATATGGATTCTACATTACATATAATCCTGAGGCTAATCTTGACGGAGATCAATTAGATTATCTAATGACTTTAGATAAGTTAGGCTTTGACAAGTTGCGTATCTTGAATGTATACAGATATCAGCAGGATGGCAACGTACACAGCACTCCTACAGTAGTAGCGTTCAATATCAAGGAGAACCCTGATTGGATCAACAACACATATAGTGCATCGGAGTCGGAATTTTTGTGTGCCCTCAATAATGGATCTGCTGTTAACATATCTGCTATAAGCCAAGAGAAGAAATTCAGATGGGACTGGCTTACATTTGTAGCTAACATAAAAGACATTTTGAAAGATAATGCATAAGGTGGTGACTAATCAATGAACAGTATACATCTTATACAAGATGATATCAAGATAATGCGTAAGCGTTACAACGAAGCACTTCAGATGCAAGGAATACCTTGTAAGTATCAATTTCCTAACCTTCCAGATACAAACACACAGGGCGAGTCTGTGATAGATAGTTATTCTGAACTGATAGATACGCATGTATTCTTTGACGGTAATCCTAAAGTTAAGACATTCAAACGATATGGTTGGGTAGTTGAAAATGATAAAGATCTGCCGTTTCTCATTCATTGCAGCTTTGATCTGCCTCATGTTCAGAAGGATTCTATTTTTAGGATAGGCGGACAATACGCTGACGTACCTGATAGAGTTTTCAAAGTAACCGAAATCACTTATGACTTACAAGCTCCTGATCATTTAATATGCCAGATCATTCCTGTTTATGAGAAGCAGATTGTAGGCAGAACTGACAAAGAAACAGCAGCTACTTACAGTAAGTCTAATCATTTCTTACAGCAAAATGTTGATTACAGAGGACATGTTAGAGACAATTCATTGAAAGGAGATTAGCATATGTTATACAATTACGATAATGCACTTGCAGACGATTTGCGTAGATCGTTCAATCCTAACAATGTTATAAATCCTACAGTTAAAGTAGTAGACGCTGACGGAATAGTAGATCTGATAGCTCAGATACAGGAAGACGAAGTAAAATTCCCTGTAGTCCTGCTAACACGACATCCTGATACTCCTATAGATACAAACAGAAGGAATTTTACATGGATGAAGAGAGGCGTAGCATCTGTCATAGACCTTGATACAAATAACTTGTATTATGAAAAAGTAATACCTATTGAATTAGGTTATGATATTACTGTTCTTGCTACTAACACTGCAGATATGGACGAGCTTGTCAAGGAATTGATGTTTAAATACGTATCTCAGTACTTCATTACATTCACACTTCCTTATGAATGCAAGAGAAAAGTACGATTTGGAGTGAACATCAATGAAGAGAGCGATATAGAACATAAGTCAGGTACGTTTGACTACATCGAAGGTGGCAAACTCTATCAGACTATAATACCTTTAAAAATAGATGGGGCTGTATTAGTGTCATATACACCAGCTAAGTTGAAAAGAAGCCAGTTTGATCTAGCGATAACTAATCCGCCTGGTCATACTACTGAACCTTAAATATTATAGAAAGAGGTGATAGAATGTTCACGTATAAGAACACATCGCTTACCGTGAAAACTTTTTACGGAGTAGAATTCAAGCCAGGAGATGTACATGAAGTTTCAGGATATATAAATGACCCTGCAATGATTCGTGTTTCGGCTAAACCAAAGATTGCATCTAAGGTTGTAAAAGCTGAATCTCCGCAAGCTGATACATCAGCAGCTGAGAATACATCTAAGTCTAAAGAGTCGAAAGACTTGAAAGAAACAACTAAATCCAATAAACAAGAACAAGGAGGAGAATCCGATGGCACAGATAACAATAAATGAAATCAGCCAGAATTACACATTTAATATCGGAACCAGCTCTTTCTGTACAGTAGCCCTTCCTATTACAGCTTGTTGGGGACCTGCATATGTGGACCCAGATTCAGTAGGTGTTAGTAAGGAGACTGTATTAGAAAACACAGTATGGCAGAGATTTTCTGCTACACAAGCAGGTCTCGAAGCATTTGTATCTACATACCGCGGACCTGCTGCTAGTTATAGAATCGCTCAAGATTTTTCTTATCAGATGGCGATGTCATTGCTTTCAGCTGGTTATGACGTATTGGTTTGTAGATTATGTCCAGGTACTCATGCAGAAGCTACTATCACAGATAGTAAGTCGAAGGGTACTCTTACACTTAAAGCTAAGTATCCTGGAACATTTGGTAACTCATTGATGGCAACACTTAATAAGGTACCAAATAAGCCATATTGGAACTTAATCACATATGTAATTGATTCTTCAGGCGTCAAGACAGCTGTTGAGAATCTCATATTTGCATTTGACTTAGATAATACTTCTGATAGCATATTGCATATCAAGGAAATAGAGTCAAACTTCTTCACATTTACTGTTTCAGGTAATATAAGTGATGATGCAGACTTCGGAGATCTTTCGTCAGGTGTTAAGATTGGAGCTACTGCTGAAACTCGTGGATCTGATAGAGCAGCAGACACAGATGCTTCTACAATGGTAGAAGATGCTATCAAGTTAGCTAAGTCAAGATTTGCTACAGTATCAGAGACAGCCGGCGGAGAGTACATATCAGCTCTTACAGCAATGAAGACAGCAGACGTTGATTCTTCTACAGCAGCTATGCTCAAGTACAATGAGTGGTTGTATACAAATGCATTAGATGTATATGATCTCCTTAAAGATAAGCTCGCTTATAACCCTAACAGAGTTATTTCTCCAGGATGGGATGATCAGGATATTACACGTATTGATGGAACTCCTGTTGCTAGATTAGGTTCGATTTCACCATTACATGTTAAGTTATTAGACCTCGGCTATTACAGCAGATGTGCTACTGCTTACATCGATATTCCAAGAAGCTTACCAAGATCTGCTGTATACAATGAGTCTACACAGGATGGTCAGCAAGGATACGCACAGATGCTTGCAAGATATGTTCCACAGAATGCAGCAATGGATGTTAACGGAGCATTGTATCAGACTCATGCAGCATTATTTGCTCCTTGGGGTCAATATACTTACGTAGGCACATCTAAACAGAATGTTGCTTCTCCATCGTTCCAGGCATTGCTTATTCAGAGAGCAATGGTGCTCAATCAGTCATTACAGTATGAGTGGATAATGCCTACAAGCCGTAAGCACAATCTTCCATTAGGTAAGCTTGACTATACAGTGCCTAAGAAGTTACTCGATATCTGGCAGAAGCTTGAGGGTGTAGGTGTCAATGTTATCACAAACATTCCTGATATGGGAATAAGCTTATGGGGTAACTCAACACTTTACGAAGTTCCTCCAGCAACATACCAAGCACTTGCTAATCTGTCTACACGTTTACTGTTCAATGCAGTTAAGGATGTAGCATACAGAGTAGGTGTATCGATTACATTCCAGTATAATAATGATGAAGCATATTCAAGATTCTATGCTGGTGTAACTCCTCTGTTAGATACAATGAAGAACGCAGGCGCTATTGCAGGCTACTACGTTAAGATGTCAGCAGATATCAACGGACTTGACCAAGTAAATGCTAATACCGTAATCGGTAAAGTTTACTTGATTGTCAATGGAGTAATCAACGACATTGTAATTGACTTAGTAGCATTACCACCAGGAACAGATTTAACTCAGTTTCAGTCTTAATTAGTACAAGAGTTAATCAGCGACCAAGTTTGATACATAATATGTTATTGAACTTGGTCGTTATTGTATAAACACTACACTGCATAGTATGAAAGGAAATACCTTATGAGAAGACATTTTATAAAGAAACCAGTAATGGCAGCTAGTAACATCGAGGTTGCACAAAATCCAAAAACTCCTGCAAAAATTTTAGCCCAGCTTAAATCAAAGTCAAATAATTCAAACAAGTCAAGTAGAAAGGATAAAAAGCAACCCGAAAAGATCGGCTACAATGCATATAACGACAAACTTTGGGATGCATTTCTCGACAGCTTTTATGCTAAGTACCCAGATACCGAACTCAGTGGTGACGCTGATTTCGTAGAGCTTTATCCGGACGGTACAGAATATTCAGAGACGTATTACTACATGTATGAGAGCGACATAGTTGATGTTACTAAAAAATTGTACGAATCGGGAGCATCAATTGACGAAGCAGCTGTTAGCCAGATCTGGGAAGTCGGAACATGGAAAGATGTTGAGTAAGACGGCAATGACGAAGAATATTAAGGAGGATTCATTATGAAACGACATATTTTATAAAGAAACCAATACACGCAACTACCAAGCGTTCTACTGATGTATATAATATAGAGGGCAGCATAGATTCTGATGTAGTAAAGTTTGAAGTAGGTCAAACATATACTTGTTCCGGATTATACGGCGAGCAGATTAAATACACTGTAGTAGACAGGACAGACAATAGTGTAGCTCTCGAAGAGTCTCATGTGTCTGAAGACGATTGGAGCAGTGTAAATGACGGCGTCAAAGAATATCCAATTGTAATTCAAAATATGTATGACGACGGATACGAAAATGTAATAGGTAAGCAAGAGTCCGTAGTTATCTGGGAATATAGTGGACATCAGGGCTACTTATATGCTGCGCAGTAGGCTGTGAGTGTAGTCGAACCTTGTATTATAACAGAATAACATAGAATTCTAAAACAATTATAATTTGTAGAAAGGAAGATATAGATATGTTTACACCATTACACATGGGTACAAATCATATGCTCGGCGTTGATAATTTTGTACCATTAACTACAAACAACTTTGAAATTCGTATCTACAACATGGACGGAAGCTCACCAACAGAATTCTCTGATTTACTTACATTAAGTACAGACGAAGTTGGAAGCATTCAGGAAGAGCAAGATTCAATCGTTGTACATTACGGAAACGGTCACATCAAGTTCCCAAGTAAGGTAACATTTGCAGATGTTGATTGGACACTTAACTGCTATTGCGAGCCTAATGTTCTTGAAGCATTAAGAGCTTGGAGAAAGCAGGTATATGATCCAGATACAGAGAAGATGGGATTACCTTCGGAATATATGAAGCAGGTATACTTCATTAAATATGACGGTCAGGGAAATGTAAGGGATATCATTCGTTGCCCTGGCACATGGATAGGAGCGCTCGATAATGGTGCGCACAGCCAAGCTGGCGGCGATATCGTAAAGGTCAAGGTACCTTTCATTATCTCTAGAGCTATATACATGTCTCCAGAGGACTTCAGATAATTTCAGAATCGTTACAGAAGTTGCGAAGTATGTGGTACTCAGTTTGTGATAACTCGGCCATCTGCTTCGCAATTGTATTGATACCTTGTATAACTTTACAGCTATTCAATGATATGAAAGGAATAAGAGAACATGAAACGACAATTTGTTAAACATCCTATATATGCAAGTAATCAGGTATGTTCAGCGTCGACTGATGTTTACAGTTTACTTGGTGACATTCCAGAAGACGAATTCAGTAAGATGAGCAAGGCGGAGAAACGAATCATTGCAAAGGCCAAAAATTCTACTCATGCCGATGTTTACTTAGTAGGTGCAGCAGATGCTATTGAACTAACAGGAGCATCTGTGACCGATGCATTCATCAATTTTTATAATAAAGTAATAGAGAATTGGAAATTTGAGAACAGTGAAGTAACAGGTTCTAGTGGTATAGATGATCAGTTTGGCATAGGCGTGTTTGATAAAGACGATTGTTTAATTGGCTGGTTATCAAGCTTCAGTCAAAGTAGAGGGAGCGCACTGATAAGATGTAATGTTAAGCCCGACCACGCTAAATTATATTCGTCACAAGCATCGGCAAAGAAAGCGATGAGTTATTATCAATACTTCGATGAAATATATGTATGCACCGAAAATCGTTCAAATCCA